TGAGTGCCCGCTCGTAAGGCTGGTGGACGGCATCGTGGATGATCCCGTCGAGTTCAGTCTTGACGGACAGGGCACGGTTACGCGACGGCAGCATCTCCATTTCCTTCCGCAATCCGAGAACGGTCTCGTCGATAACGCGGATCTCGGCTAGGGCTTCCCGGTACAACTCCTCGACGTCGGCCTTGGTTGCGGTCTTTCTGGCGACCCAAGAGTCCGGTGGTGCTGTGAGCGCCGCCCGCTCCTGAGCCTCCGTGCGAACCATCGTGCCGAGTTTCGTCATCTCGACTTCGAGTTCGGCTATCACATTAGGGAGCACCGACTCCTCCTCGACGAACACCCGTTTCATCGCACGGTGCAGCCGTTTATTACTGATTGCGCCGTCCGGGTCGATCAGATCGTCGAGTTCCTTGACGACGAGACGCCGGGTCGACCCCGGTATGCGCGTACCCTCCTCGGCTGCTTCCTTCACCCGGATGAATGAAGCGTTGCTCTGACCCGAAACGTACCCCTCTACGCTGTCGTCGGCCCAGCCGTAGAAGTGGTCACGGAAGTTGGTTGGGGCGAACTCGCCTTCCATCACTCCCTTGCCTTGGAGGAGGTCGTCACCGAAGTCGTGGATCGCCTGCTTCGCCTTCAACTCGTCTACCCGATCGACCTGCCGGAAGATCGCCTTGACCGCATCCGGGGCGTCGTCGGGTAGCGGCGGGCGGGTGACCACCGGGTTGAACTCGGCACTCAGGACACCCGTGACATCCCCATAAGCCTGCCGAAGCAGGTCGTCGACATGGCTGTCGAGAAGGAAGCCCCGCTCGTCGTCGGTGAGTTGCGCCCATTTGCGTCCGGCGTCGTCCCACACGATCTCGGCGTTGCTACTTGGAAGCGTCTCAGCGGGCCGTACAGGCACCTCTACGGGTGCGGACGGCTGAGCCGGGGGTGTTACCGCAGCAGGCGGCGGCACAGGCGGCACGAACCCCGGAGGCGTGAACGCCCTCGTCGCCGACGGTTGCGTCCTGAACCCCGACGGGAACTCCCACACGATCGGATTCTCAGGGGTGCCCGGACGGTACGGACTGTTCGGACCTGCCGCACCATGCGCCTTCGGAGCCTGCGACAACGTGTGGACGAAGGCGACGTCACACCGGCAGTTCGGATGGGCTGTCGGGCCGTCGAAGCCGCCCTCGAACGACTGGTCGAGCGGGATCGCCTTGCTGAACCCGAGGTCCGAACAGATGTTGCAGACATCGGTCGCACCGGTCACCCACTGCTTCCCAGCAGTCGCCGGGTCGGCCAGCCCGTCACTGACCGCTTGGCGCATCGACGTGAGTTGCCCCTGAACCTGAGCATTCTTGATCTCGGTACGGGAGATCATCCGGGCGCGGGACCGACGCAGTTTGTCGGCGTGCCGCTGCGCTGACTTCTGGACCTTCATCTGCGCCTTCACCCCGGTGACGCCCTGCTTGGCGAGAGCGTCGGCCATCCGTTCGGCCCGGTGGTACACGGCGCGCTCCCACGGCTGCGTCAGACCGTTCATGTTGACGCTGCGGAACCGGGCGAGGTTCTGCCCGACCGAGGTAGTCGGGTTGACATCCTGCAAGACGGTGACGAGCGCCTGCGAGGTCTGCTGGGCGGTCAGCCCCGTGACCGTGCGGCCCGTCTGGAATGTCTGCTGTGCGGTGAACGACTCGCCGATCACGCTCTGGATGACCCGCTGCTGCTCCTCGACCATCGCCGTCACCAACGTCCCCGACCGGAACTGGGCGTACTGCACCGACGCCGCGTCCACACTGTCGAACGCCTCGACGCCGACCGCCGCCCACTCCGCTTTCGGACTCATCCCGACCCGGACACCACCCACGGTCTGCGGGTTCGCTGTCGCCTTCGTAACGTCACCGTCAGCGTCCGTCAGGCGCAGCGGGCTACCGAGCCGACGCAACTGGTCGTTCATGTCGGCCCTGATCCGATCCTGACCAAGCAGCGCGCCCTCGTTGAACGTCGGTTGAAGGATCTCAGCGATCCGCACCCGGTACGGCTCAGCGACCTCCATCGCCCCGGCAAGGTACGCGGCGACGTCCATCTCCCCCGCGATGATCGGTTCGACCGGCGGCATCGCCGCGAACATCTCCTCCATGACCTGACCGACCGACCGTTCCCGGCCACGCAGGATCGCGTCGCCGACAGGACGGAACTTCGGTTCATGGTTCGACCGGGCCTTCGTGACATCCCACGACAACGGGATGTGCCTGATCCGGTTCGGTCTACCTACCCGGACGGAGCCGGGCATCTACCCGACCGCCTCGGCTTCCTCCTGCGGCAGCCCGGCGATGTCGCGGAGGTGCTCGCCGAGGTTCTCGTCGGGGAGGATCGCCCCGACGCCGGTCAACTTGGAGACGTAGTCGGCGATGATCGAGATGTCGACCTGCCGTGGCGTCGAGTAGTCGAGTTTCGGATACAGCGACGGGTCGACCCCGTTGAGGCGCATCAGCCTCGGGATGGCGTGCGAGTTGATGACGTCGGCTATCCCTGCGACCCACGTTTCGAGGGCGTCGGCGAACAACTGGATCTTGGAGACGGACAGGGCTTGGGTGCCTACCTTGTCGTGGCCGAGGAGGATGAAGTCGGCGAGGACGGACATGGCGATGCGGGCGTCGTAGCGGGCGATGATCGCGTTCGTGTCGAACTGTCGCCTGCCCCCGGTGCTCAACAACTTGAGGTCGTAGGCCAACTGCTTGGTGTCCGGGTCGTAGGCGAGCGGGAACACGATGCCCTCCTGCTCGTCTCGGCGTATGTTGCGGACGATGCGCTTGATCTCGCCCAGTGCGCTGGTTTCCTGAGTGGTCGCGTTGTCTGACAGGAGGTGGGGCGGGACGAGGGCGACGGGCATCCCGGCGAGGTCACGCTCGATGCCGATCGCTTCGATCTCGGCGATGCGCTTCTGGAAGTACCACGGGACGAAGGCGTTGCGGAGGATCGACCGGCCCTGCGGGTTGTTGCGCTTCGTCGTCGTGCGGAACAGCAGGCACCGCTCGATCGGGAGGAACACCTCGCCCGACCCCGCGTTCGGGTCCAACTGCCATGCCCCGTCGATGCCCCCGGCATCGTCGAACTTCCACCGGGTGAGTGTCGACTGGTCCCGGATCGGCCACTTGCGCCACCCGTACCTGCCGTCGTCGAACTTGGACTTCTCCGAGGTCTTCTCCCGGTTAGGGCCGAGGCGTCGCTTGTAGACGATCTCGTTGTACGAGTAGCCGAACGTCAGCATCGACAGGATCGCCGACAGGGTGTCCGGCCACGAATGGGTCATGTCGGTCATGCACTCCGAGACGAACGTCGCCTCGTCTACGGCCCGCTGGTCGTTCGGGTCAGCCGGGGTGACAGTCCAGTCGACGCCCCTCACCAGCATCTCGATCGAGTACAGGATCGCTCCGATGACCGGGTGGTTGTCGGACATCTCCCGGTACGTCGAATAGCCGCGCTTGCCTTGGAGTTGTCTGAGGAAGTCCTCACGGACTTCGCCGCCGTACTGGACGAGGCCAGTTGAGCCGACCTCGCCTAGATCAGTTGACGTAGGCCCAGCCTTGGTGAAGTCGTCAGTCAGCGACATGGCGTCCAGCGTACACCAACAAACTCACAGGGCTAGTACCTCCTGTGCCAACCGAGCGACCGCGTCGTCGGAGTAGTACGGCGTCACCTCGGCACCCACGGGTTCGACTGCTCCATCGACACCGGGCTGACCGTCTGAGCACGCCGCGCCCCATCGACGACGAGTTCGGTCAACGCCCACACGAGGGCGTCGAGACGGTCCGGGGACGCCGACAGGTCCGGCACCCACGAGCAGAGTTGATCTTCGAGGTCGGCGAACATGCCGACATGGTGGACGCGCTGCTGCTCGTACAACGCGGCGATCGGTTCAGCCCGCACCCGCTTCCCCCGGCTCGCGTGAACCAGCCGGATCGGAACGCCGCGCTCCACCGTGTCCAACGTATGGCGCACCATGTCGCCGCCCTGATTCGCTTCGGCGACGATCCGGTCAGCCTTCAGGCGGTGGTACGACGCGATCGCCTCCGACGCCCACTCATGCGGGGTGCCACGCACCGACCGGTCCTCAAGGACGTAGGCGTGACCGTCGACGCCGACGCCGCACGCAACGATCCCTGTCTCCGCTGACGTCTCCTTCGACGACACCGCCGGGTCGACAGCGACGACGATGCGAGTCATGTCCGGCATCGACGACACCCGGCACGCTTCGATCAGGTCACGGTTCCAGAGGGCACCGTCAACGTCGTCGAGTATCTCGGCGTGGAGTTCCTGCCTGCCGAGGCGGGTGCCCTCGTAGCGGGCGACGATCTCCTCGAAGAACGACGGAGCGAGGTTGCCTCGGTTCTCGAACGTCGACCCTCGGGTGACGGCTACGTCGTCTCGGGCGACGAGGGTTCTGATGATCGGGGTCGGCCTCGGCGTGGTCGTTACCAGCGCCCGAGGGTGGTCGCCGATGCGTAGGCCGAACGTCAGCATGTCCCATGCGTCGGGGTAGCGCCATGCCGCCAACTCGTCGCACCATGCGAGGTCGTGGTTTGGGCCTCGGAGCCTGTCGGGTTCGTCGGCTGAGAACGCTGTCGCCATCGCCCCGTTGTAGAACGTGACCCGACGCTTCGACGGTTCGTAGCGTGGCCGCTCGTCCGGTGGGAACACCCCGAGGAGGCCGGACTCGCCTTCGATCATCGTGTCGCGGACGTCGCCTGCGGTCGGACCGACGAGGGCGATGTGTTTCGTGTGGCCCCGGTCGACCTGCTCGCGGACCCATTCGGCTCCGGTTCGGGTCTTGCCGAACCCGCGCCCGGCGAGGATCACCCAGATCGTCCAGTTGCCCGGCGGGGTCGCCTGCTTCGGCCTGCGCCATACCCGCCAGTCGTACAGCAGCGCCTCGATGTCTGCCGGTTCGAGATGCCGGAACAGCGCGTCGGGGTCGGATCGTTGGGCGATCTCCTCGGCGACCGACCGCTCAGTCATGGTCGAGGTGAGCGTGGATGCGGACGACGACGACGCACGGATCGTCGCCCCGGTCGAACGCCGCTGCCTCGATCTCCGTGAACGGTGTGCCCTCGTGCTGGATACACAACACCTCGCTACAGAACCCGGCGTCGACGCCGTACCCCAACCAGCCTTTCAGGGTCGACAGCGCCCGTTCGGCGGTCCGGCTCCGGTCCTGAGCGCGGATCATCTCCTCCTCGGCCTGCCGTCGCAGCATCGCCGATACCCGTGGGTCCATTATGTCCTCCTAGCCGTCCATAAAGCCGTTCTCCGGCCTCTCAACACCCGTTTCGGTAGAACTACCCGTATCTGGCCCGTCATCGCCTAAGAACGCCTCCACGACCGTCTCCGGCGCAGCGCCGTTCAACTCCCCCACCGGCAACGGCTCGACGTCGAGATCGTCGACCAGCGGACCCTGCCGCTCGCGCAACTCCTCCAACCGGGCGATCAGCAGGTCGCCGACGTCGGTGCGGATCGACGACCCTCCCGGCCCGCTGATCTCGTGCTGCCGAGGAGCGTCCAGCCCCCATAGTTCCGACCGGCGTTTCAGGATGCGGATGGCCCGGTCGATCTGCGACAGGTCACCCTGAGCGATCGCCGCAAACACCCGACGCCACAGATCGTCGAGTTGCTCATTCTGAACCATCCGCAACGCCCCAACCGAGTCGGTCCCCCACCGCTCCAACGCCGCATCGAGAGCGTGCTTCGCCCCGGACCGGTCGGCGTACCCGACCTCGGCTGCGATCTGGTCGTAGGTCAGTCCGGCTTTCTTGAGGTCGACGACCCGTCGGTAGCGTTCGGCAGTTTCTGGGGCTAGTTGTTGGATGTTGCCACCCTAGCGTTGCGAGCGGTGTTGAGAGTGGTTAGTCGTCGTCCTCGCCGGGGCGGTGCGGTTCGTTCGTCTGCCAGCAGCAATCGCCTTGGGTGTGGTCGATCCACACGCCGTCACCGACGTGCTTGATCGGTAGCCCGCAGTCCCGGCACTCAGTCATCGTCGAGAATGGCGAGGGCTAAGAGAGCCTGAGCGGGGACGACGCCATTGCCGAGCATCTTCAACTCAGCAGTCCGGGACAAGCCCAGATCGCATACCCACCCGGCAGGGAGTCCCATCATCCATTCGACGAACCCCGGCAGGAGACCTCTGTCGTCGGTTGGTGCTGGTGGTAGTCGTGTCAGCGCCGCCCACCGGACGATCGCTGCTTCGTACTTGCCCCAGTCCTGCTGTCCCGCCTGTCGCATCAGCATCAGAACCGCTGCTGTGCTCTCGACGTGCTTATCTGCTCGTTTCTGCCAATCCATGTTGGGTCCGTGGCTCTTATGGTCCCAAGCGACCGGGGTTGGCAGTAGGGCAGCGACTCCGGCCAGTCGAGCTTTCTCAGCAACCGCCTCGTAGTCGGTGTTGTCGCCCGTGTCCTTCCAATCTCTGCTGCAAGGCGTCGGGAGAAGATGAGGCAAGTCCCACAGGTTGGAGCCGAAACTGTTGGCGTGAATATCCGGTGTCGATCCGTGCTTCGCTGCTTGAGCCGTCGGCATCGGCAGCAAGGCTTCTACTCCTCCTATTTCTCCACAGAGTTCTCCCCGGTCTCCTCGTAGTCGCGGTCTACTGGAGTCGGTAGCAATGCAGAACCAGCGCGCCCGGCGGTGAGGCGCTCCGGCGTCGGAAGCGCGTACAACCGTCCATCGACAGTCGTACCCGAGTCCGGCAAGCGCAGCAATAACGCCGGGGCCTCCGAGAGAAGTGATTGCTGAGACGTTTTCAAGCACTGCGACCCTAGGTCGTAATATGCGGATGGCGTCCGCGATGTAATGGAAAATGGCTCGCTCATCTTCTTCTCCTAATCGTCGACCTGCTTTGGAAAACGGCTGGCAAGGGAAGCCCGCACACAGGATATCCACAGGCTCGACCTCGTCCCAGTCAACGACTGTCAAGTCGCCGAGGTTCGGCACACCGGGCCAGCGGTGGGCCAGCACCTGCGAGCAGTCCTTATCGACCTCTCCGTGCCAGACAGTCGTCGCCCCATAGTAGTGCTCGACAGCGAGGTCTAGCCCGCCGTAGCCGCTGCACAGACTCCCGAGTGTGATGGTCACGCCATCGGCTCCCAGAGTTCACGCAGCGTGTCGTTCACTTCGATCAACTCCCACGGATCGCCGATCGCCCAGACCTCCAACCGTCGCTGCTCCATCTGCTTCCCGAACTCACCGGACCAGATGCTGTCAGCCTCGTCGTCGAGCGAAAAGAAGTTGCAGTGCTTGGCGATCTGAGTCAACCACTCGATGACGTCGTCCAGTGTGCTGATCGGTTTGCCCGGATATTCGTTTCCTCCTGTTGTGGTGGTTGTGAGGTCGGTGTACGTCATCGACCCCACCCCCACCCGGTTGCGTGGTAGTCGCTGTCCCAGTCGCCTTTGTAGGCCGATGAGTAACTGTTGACTCGGAATGCGTGCCGGGTTTCACCGAACGACTCGAATGTGACGAGTCGCTTCGTTACGACCTCGCCGTAGTTGCTGCCCTTCACCGCAGCGACCCGCGTCGTCGGTGTCCCCTCGCCGGAAACGATTTCCTGAGCGACTGGCTGAA